AAGAGTTTACTCTGAAATGGCCATTAGACTTTGAGAAGAAGGAAAGGGAATGGGCTGAGCAGTCCACAACAGCACAGATTGTTAACGATACCTTCTCTCCATTCCATCCTAAGTATAATAAACCAAATACATATGGTGCATCTTCTTATGAGATCCCTGAAGAGATTGGTATTCCATATGAATACCAGAATAAATATCAAGACAGGGGCAAGAGTCCTATCAGGAATGCTCTCTACCAAGAGTCACACAACAAGCATTCTATGATCTGGTATTATCGTAGGTCAGATCCCAAAAATCATATCCATTTCAAAGTAAGAGTGAGTGACGTATCATGAGTGAAGGTTTCGGTGATCCTATTGTCCCTGGTCGTGCTAAACGACACGAGACTTGGGCAGAAAGAAGTCTGGAGAAGTCTTCTAAAGAGTTGAAAATGCTTCGTAAGGTCATTGAGGAATACAAGGACGATCCTAAGGGTCGTGCAAAGATGCTCAAGCGCATGAAGAAGTATTGGAATAGCAATGTTGCTACAATTAAAAACCTAGACTACAAACCCAAGGGTGATGAGTTTTGGGCAAAGGTTGAGCAGGAAGTTGCAGATCAACGACAAGAGGTTGAAGAAAGTCTTGCAGCAGAGAATGCTCCTCCCGAGCCGATTGCTATGAAAGAAGAGGACATGACTGCAATCAGGGAGTATCTGCAGGCACCAGAATGAAAGTCGCTGTAATTGGCAAGGGGTCGTCTGGTTTAATAACGACCATGAATCTACTTGCCTACGGCATTGCTGTTGATGTATACTTCGATCCGAAGACACCACAGTTGCCTGTGGGCGAGTCCACCACACCACAATTCCCAGACCTGATTGAGTCTGTCCTTGGAGTTACCAGGGAGGAGTTAGTCAATCGTGGTCTGGCATCCATGAAAAGAGGTATCGAATTTGATGGATGGGGTAAGACTGGTTGTGTGTTTACTCATGAATTCATCTTCTCAGATGCTATTCACTTCTTCACAAAGGATCTCAACCCTTTCCTAGTAGATAGATTGCAGGAAAAGGGTGTGAGGTTTATCCCTGAGATGGTGAGGGACCCGTCCTTACTCTTCGATTCATATGATTTCGTTATCAACTGTGCTGGTTTCGATTCCAAATTCAGAATCCCTATCAAGTTGCCAACGGTCAACTCTGTGCTATACTACACAGAGGAATTGAATGAAGAGGTCCTTGACCCAAACTTCACCAATCACCTTGCCCATGAGTATGGGTGGAAGTTTACTCTTCCATTTCCAGAATTGGGTATCTGTCGCAGTGGATACCTGTTTAACAGGAAGCACGTTGTCGAAGCAGTGGCAGCAGCCAGTTGCCCTCCTGATGCAAACGTGCTACACTGGACACCATCATACTCCCCAAGTATGATCCTGTCCGACAAGTTGGCTCTGAATGGTAATGCGTTGCTATTCTTTGAGCCACTTCAGGCACTATCGCTTTTTCATTATGACTATTTTGCCAAGAGAATCATTGCCTATCTATGGCATGGATCTCGTAGTGAGGTGTCAAAAGCGAATGCCAACCTGGCATATCGTAGGGCGGTAGCATCTTATGAAGACGCTCTTGCTTTCCATTATCAATATGGATCGCAGCACAAGAGTCAATTCTGGACAGACATCGTAGCATACTCCCAGCAAAGAGTTGCATCTAGATGGTGGAATTCTCCTCCACTTATCCAAGAAGCATATCAGGTATGGAAGAATAATAGGAATTCTCCTGAGGTCAATGATGCTGACTTCTTCTATGCCCCAGATCACACAGAGATCTTTGGCATCACCTGTATGTGGCAACTCTTGATGGGTTTAACCTAACTAAAGTTGTAAAACTTTATATATAGTTAGGTAACGTTACAAATACCATTGATGGGTGGTCCCTCAACTACTCGGACCAATTCTATGGTATACTACACAAGCGGTCGGGAAAGTCGAATCCGACCCATCATCTGCGGGTAACCATTCCGCAAGTAAATTTTCGAGGAAACACAAATGATCAAATCTTTCATCGCTGCAGCAGCTGCTGCTCCCCTGTTCGCTGGTGCTGCTATGGCAGGTCCCTATGTGAATGTGGAAGCTAACAGTGGTTGGACTGGCAGCAACTATGGCGGCACCGCTATCGACAACCACGTTGGTTATGAAGGTGCTCTGGGCGAGTCTGCTTCTTACTACGTCCAAGCTGGTGCTACCGTCAAGCTCCCCGATGCTGGTGCTTCTGACTGGGTGCCTTCGGGTAAGGCAGGTCTGGGCGTTGCTCTGACCGATGACCTCGGCGCATACGGCGAAGTCTCCTTCGTTGGTTCTGGCGTTGCTGGTGTTGACCGTGGTTACGGCACCAAATTCGGTCTGAAGTATTCCTTCTGATAAGAGCGAATATATAAAAGACAATGGGGGACCTGAGATGGTCCCCTTTTTTATTCTTTATCTAAACCCATGGCAAAAACACCTGGAAACACTGCGATCTATACAAGACCTGGATGTCCCTATTGCACCAAGATTAAAGAGGTGTATAATATGAATGGTTGGGGATACGCTGAGTATGTTTTGAATACCAACTTCACCCGAGACCAATTCTATGCAGAGTTTGGTCAACGTGCTACCTTCCCACAAGTGGTGGTGGCAGGAAGAAAACTCGGTGGATGCACCGACACTGTTAAGTATCTGAGGGAAAACAAGTATCTGTGATGGCAGCAACAAACACCCACGAATTATATGAGTTGGTCGATCGTGCGATTGACGAAGCATTTGCTAACGACCGCTACATCTTCAAGATGTATGAGTATTTGAAGTTGGGTAAGTGGACTCGACGAGAAACCTCTGAGTTTATTGAGTCGAATACTGCCGCACGATTAAGTGATCTTGTCCTGGACCTGGAGACATACATAAAAGGAAAAGACAAACTTCTTAAAGAAGCCTACGGTCACATTCCCAAACCAAAGGCCAAGAAGTTAAAGACTTACTTCTATGCTATGCTAGAAGACTCCTGGAAGTATGCTGCAGAGCGTAAACCAGGACGCAAACCAGGCACCAAAAACAAGAGACCTTCCGTCAGGAAGACTAAATAGTTTCGATTGGAGTAATTAGGAGGCAACTATGCAGGATCTTTCCTTTCTTTATATTGCCTTCTTCCTCACGATTGGCAGCTTTTTTATAGGATTCTTGGTGTCTTGGAATGTCAAAGATGTATTTGACATTTGGGTTGCTAAGGCGGACTATGCAGCCATCAAAATGCATCCTGAGATGTATGAGGATGGAGAGTTAACTGATGAGCAACTCCTTTATTTGCGAATCGATAACGATGTATTTGATGACGAGGATGATTGATGAGACTTATGATTTCTGAGGTGCTACAAAAAGCACACAATGCGAAGACAAAACAAGAGAAGATTAAGATCCTTCAGGAAAACAGTAGCCCTGCCCTGAAGACTATCTTCATTATGAATTATGATGATTCACTGAAGCCTCGGGTGCCCCTCGGTGAGGACGTGCCTTTCACTCCCAACGAAGCACCTCAGGGGACTGAGCATACTGTGTTGGAGACCCAGGCAAACAAACTCTATTACTACTACAAGGGTGGTGCTGATAACCTTCCTCAGATGAAGGTTGAGAGTATGTTTATCCAAACTCTTGAAGGTCTTCATCAAGATGAGGCACAAGTCCTCATCAAGTGTATCAATAAGACTCTTGGCAAACGCTATCGCATCACTAAAGCAGTGGTCGCTGAGGCGTTTCCTGAGATTCAATGGGGGAATCGGGGATGAGTGTTTACTTTGACCCGAGAACTAAGGTTGAGCAGGTCACTGTTGAGAATGCTGATCAAGTAATTGAAAAACTTCAAGAGCAAGAGAAGATTGCTCTTGGACAGAAAGTTATTACAGGTTTGGCACGACTCTTTATCAGTCCTGTAGTCCTTATGTTATTCTGGAATTGGATTATGCCTGGACTCTTTGGTCTGGCAACCATCGGATACCTGAAAGCATTCGGTCTTGTTGTAATGTCCTCCATACTTTTCTCTCGTAATGACTAAACCTTTTGATAATGTTGAAGTAGCATCACCCAAAGTCTGTCTCGTGTCTGTTACCCCAGATGCTGAGAAGACTATGGGTTATGTTGCTCGTGTTTCTAACCCCAACAACCAAGAAAATCCAAAGGTTGCGGGTCTTTTATCCTATTGCATCCAACACGGGCATTGGAGCGTCTTTGAGCAGGCGCATATGACGCTTGAGATCAATACCACCAGAGGTATCGCAGCTCAAATTTTGCGTCACCGTAGTTTCACATATCAAGAGTTCTCTCAACGGTATGCTGATACTAATCTGCTCTCCGCCACTATCCCTGTCCCAGATCTTCGGTCGCAAGACACTAAGAATCGTCAGAATTCTATCGATGATATTGAGGATGTAGAGAAAGCATTCTTCCAAGGTCGTATCGCTCAGTATTTTGCTGAAGGTATGGATCTTTACAATGAAATGCTCTCTCGTGGAATTGCAAAAGAGTGTGCTCGTTTTGTGCTTCCTTTGGCAACGCCCACCAAAATTTACATGACGGGATCAGTGCGTTCATGGATTCATTATATCAATCTGAGATCTGCTAACGGCACTCAGAAGGAGCACATGGACATTGCAGAGTTGTGCAAGCAACATTTCATCTGCCAGTTTCCAACTGTCTCTAAGGCGCTTGAGTGGTGTCCTGAGGGTGATTGTGGATGCTCTCATCATCTGGACGATTGCAACTGCTTACAACCATCATTGAGGATCGACTAATGCCTACTTACCCCGTGCTAAATAAGGTCACAGGAGAGAAACAAACTCTCCACATGACCATGAAAGAATACTCAACCTGGAGGGAGGAAAATCCTGACTGGGATCGTGACTGGATGGAGGGAGTTGGAGGCACTACCTACGGCAAACCTAAGCAGTCCGATGGATTCAAAGAAGTGATGCAAAAGATTCAATCCGAGCACCCACGAGCAAACCTTAGTAATTACACATAATGCCAAGAGCAAAGAAGACCATGCCAAATATGAATGGTATGACTGCTAAGCAGATGCGACGGAAGAAACCAATCAACCTTGAGCATCTTAAGACCATTGAGCCTTTGACTGATAATCAGAGTGTTGTATGGGAAGCCTTTGCAAAGGGACAAAACTTGGTCTTACACGGTGCTGCTGGCACTGGTAAGACCTTTATTAGTTTGTACCTTGCACTACAAGAGTGCCTCAACCCTTCTTCTCCATATGAGAAGGTCTATATGATTCGATCCCTGGTGCCAACCAGAGAGATTGGATTCCTTCCTGGAGATCACGAAGATAAATCCAACCTTTACCAAATTCCTTACAAGAATATGGTAAAATATATGTTTCAGATGCCTGACGAGTCTTCCTTTGAAGCACTCTATGCAAATCTAAGAGCACAAGAAACCATTGGTTTCTGGTCTACCTCTTTTGTCCGTGGTGTTACTATGGATGATTGCATTGTCATTGTGGACGAATTCTCCAACCTCAA